GCAGGGGTAGATCAACCTGGGACACTGTAATGGGAACAGTGTTGTAAACTAATACACCACTAAGGACTTGATTTACATTGGTGAACAATCTAAAATCTGACCTATTAGGGTAGGTTGATGTCGTCATGGGCAATGTCATTTCACCTACATTGTCCAATTCAATCGACCACAGGATCTGAAATATCCCGACAACTCCATAAGTACCAAAAGCAACAGTAAAATGGGTGCCGGAAGGTGGTTCAGATATAGGCGCGGTAGCTGCAAAAGAGAATACATCTAAACCAGTCCCCGATACATCCTTCCAAGACATCGGTATCACAATATAAGCGTTGGGCAACTCCCATATCGGTGAAGTCGAGTAACCTGATGTAATCGGGGTACCAAACGATGCAACAAAATCGCCATCAGCATTACCACTCACTCGGGACAGTGAAACGCGCATTCTGCATTGGCAAGTTTTATTTACAAAGTCGGTTGTAGGAAAAGACAACAATACCTGGTTGTCAAAATCAACTACAGAAAAGTCGACCTCCATTTTTCCTGTCCAACTTCTTCTAGAGGTGGCACGCAAGCCGGATTGAAATATAGCAATTTCTTCCTCTTGCGGCAACTCACTTTGCTTTTGGCTCCTAGCAATAGTGAGAGTCTCTGGTTGGAAATAATAGTCAGGTAGTGGAAGTAGATAATACAATCTGAAATTAGGCGCTGCTGCCACCATATATTTGGATATGGCGGTCTCAGACGACAATCTCTGATTGTACATCGTGTTAGGATACCACAGTGAATCATACTCGTTCTCATTCATGTAAGGAAAATTGAACTCCACTGTGGGCCAGATAGACTGGTGGGTTAGACTGACACCATTCCCCGCTTTGATCGGGAGAACTGTCTCAGCCAGTTGTTTACTATTGTCGATGGTCGCGACAATAATAGAGTCGACCGAACTAGTCGACGCTATGATCTTGACCCGTACGTCGCCTGAGAAAAAGGCGTATAAGTTAGATACATAGTCATAATTATCCTTGTCCGAATAAAGATCCTCAAAATCAAGAATTTTCATAGGAAATGGATAATGTTGTGCTGGATTAGAGCTTCTGTCGCTGTAACGACCAAGGATCTGACCAACATTGGTGATGCCACCTTGGTAATACTGAGGATTGGTCGTCCCGAACGAATGATCTACTTGAGCGATCTCTTCATTCAAGCCTTGGAATACAGCATTAGTCATGGGAACGACACTCTCCAATCCAGCAAACTGCAGATCGGGAGAGGCTGATTTGAATGCGGCAACATACAAAGAAACCTCTTTGTCAAATACTTGTGATATGGGATCCACAAGCCGAACAAGTAACTTAGGACGGAATCCTGCAGTGCCAGTAGTCTTCATCCATGCTGTTTTCTGTAAGTACAGAACTTCAATGCACCATGACTGAGAACCCTTTATTGTCAAGGTCCAAGATAATGTATCTCCAACAACTTCTTTTATAGTGCCGGATTGTGAACTGTCAAGCAATAGCGAAATCACTACACGAGCAGACACCATCGGTGAACAGGCAAACTTTAAAAGTATGCGAGTAGAACCTCTGAAATATTTGAACATACTACAGAAGTAACCAAAATACATTTTGTCAAGGCTGTTTAAATAACAATCCACTACGAAACTATCCGAAAGAGCTGACAAAGTGCCATCATTATACAGGGTAGGCCTAGAACATATTTGTGCTATGTCATAGATATTATCGTACAATGGGGGGTTGACAGGATCATTGATGGTACAGTCTCCAAGATAGGTACTTGTCGTAGATTGTGAGATGACTGGAGCAGATACATCTCCGACCAAATCGAGTTTGGCATTAGAGCTAGCAACGCTCCTGGGTTTAGGCGATATAGAATCAAGCAACTCTTCAGTATGATTAGTTCCGAGGACTACTTGTTCCGCATCAGAAACTCCTTTAGCTAAGGTCTTGCCAGCGGCGTATCCGCCAGCAGCGCTAGCGATATAAGAAGCTATCGGCTTGGCATATCTGAACGCTGTAGCAGCAGTCCAAGCAAGATTATCTAAACCTTGCCTGCGCATTTGGAACACAGCTTCAGAGGGTTGATATAGAGCCGTCTCAACATCTGTAAATGACCCAAACACCAACATAGGTATAGTAGAAGGAGCGCCAACTGTTATAGTACCAATATAGAGAGGGGTGATAACAACTCTCCATGATTGTCTATCTGTAGGAGTATAGTAGTTGGCGGGTCTGAGATAAGGTAGTTCGAGAACAAGCTCTGTCTGTGCGGTGAGATCCAGGATTTGTGCGTTGCTCTGCGTCTGCTGCAGTTTTTCCATCCACATGGTCGTAGAGGAAGTGTAAGGGAGATATGATATCATCACCATTCCGTATTGAACCGGTGTAGTGACGAATTGAAACCTCAACCTAGTCCCCGCTCGGAACAAACCAAAAGGTTTCATATAAGCTAGGATGGTGGGGACCTGCATAAGGCTCTCAACCGGAAATATAACATTGCTGAGACCGTACTGCAAAGCAGTGTCGAGCAATATATATTCTCGGCTGAGTACCTTGGTGGGGGTATTGTCTGGATAGGGGTCACAGACAATCTGAGGTTGAGACACTTTTTCTCTCTCGATAACCTCTGTTGTTTCAGTTGTGGTCAGGACAACTGTTTCCTCGTTTGTAGGTTGAACGTCCTTTAATGGGAATTGTTTTTCGGCAGACTCAAAGTACTATGGCGAACCACGCAGGTCTAGACGTGGCGGGCAGTCGATTGGCAATGCTCCCAATAGCATTGCAAAGAACGGGAGATGGAGCTTGAATGGGCATACTGTTCACCTCCCGGGCCCGGTAGTTATAGACACACCGGAGTCTTGACCGCATGTTTAACGTCGTGCGCGACGGGGTCGCATGTTTAACGTCGTGCGCGACGGGTTAAGGGTACCACCCTCCTCAAAAGATCTTGGTAGTAGCCAAACCCCTGGAAGCAGTGGGATGGTAATCGCAGCAATTCCAATGGGCAAACAGGTCTTTACGCGCAACTTCGTACGTGGGAATCGTGGGTTTCAAGGCAAGACCTTTATTTCCTTGCTTAGTATAGCTACTCAATGTCTGACGCTTCAGGGTATCATATTGGTGCTTACCGTAGAGAGCCATCTCTCTGAACGCACAATCGGTACGAACTTGGATAACCTCTTTTTCCGACATGTTAGGAACCTTCTTACTATACATAATCATGTCATTTATAGCAGTTCTCCTGAGTTTCCCAACAACATATTTGGTCTCGGGGTCTTTTGTGAAAGAGCGGCCAAGGAACATTTGCTTGCTCTTTTCAACAAAAGGCTGTCCTATCTCTCCATTTTTGTCTTCTGGTGAAGTGTACTTCATGCCGAATAATTCCTTGAACGCCTTTCCGACAGTGATCATATTATATTTGTCTTTGACTTGATCAGAGACACTTCCTTTTGAATCATCA